CAAGCCTCGGGAGCAGCAGCTAGCTATCCATGAGGCAGTAGATAACCACAGGTTTACGGTTGTAGTGGCTCATCGTCGTATGGGCAAGACTGTAAGCGCTATCAATCATCTGATAAAGGCTGCCATTGAGTGCAAGAAACCTAATCCTCGTTTTGCGTACATTGCCCCTACATATGCTCAGTCTAAGCGTGTCGCTTGGGACTACCTGCTTGAGTTCACTCGTCCTCTGGGAGCTACTGCAAACATCTCTGAGCTACGGGTTGACTTCTGGGGAAGACGGATTAGTCTTTACGGTTCTGATAACGCTAATTCTCTCCGTGGTCAGTTTTTTGACGGTGTTGTATTGGACGAGATTGGAGATCAGAACCCTAAGATTTGGAACGAAGTCATCAGGCCAGCTTTAACGGATAGGAATACAGACGATGCTCCTACGTGGTGTCTCTTTATTGGTACGCCTAAAGGTAAGAACCACTTTGCTGACTTTAGGGATCGCGCACAAACAGCGGAAGGCTGGAAGCTGCTTGAGTTCAGGGCTTCGCAAACCAACATTATTCCTGAGAAAGAACTCTGGGCTGCTCGCAAGGAGATGGGCGAGGACAAGTACCAGCAGGAGTTTGAGTGTTCCTTTAACGCAGCGGTTGAGGGTAGTTATTATGGGCAGATTATTAACGATCTCGAAACCAAGTCTAGGATCACGACTGTTGACCGGGATGACCTTTGCAAGTCTTTTGTTGCTTGGGATTTGGGTATGGGTGATTCTACTTGCCTATGGGTGGCTCAGTTGGCTGGCAAGGAAGTGCGGCTTATCGACTGCATCGAAAACCACGGAGTCGGTCTGGACTGGTATGTATCCTGGCTCAGAGAAAACAAGTACGAAGGCTTTGCACAGATACTCCCGCACGATGTGGAGGTAAGAGAGCTAGGCACAGGCCGTAGCCGTAAGGAAGTGCTGCAAGAGGCTGGCTTAGAGATTACGGTAGCGCCTCGTCTGTCTGTAGCTGATGGCATTCAGGCTGTTAGACGCTTGCTCCCACGTTGCTGGTTTGACCACAAGACTAAGCCTGGGCTAGACGCTGTACGCAACTATCGTAGGGAATATAACGAGAAGCAACAGGTCTTCTACGACAAGCCTTTGCACGACTGGTCTAGCCATTACTCAGATGCCTTCAGATACTTGGCAATTGGTCTTGACGAGAGCGACGATTCATGGTCAACGGATTTGCCTATCAATGCTAAATGGGTTGTATAATAAGCAAAATTCCTGTAAGGGCTTGCTATGAAGATGGATGAAGGCCAGATCAAAGGCATTATTGAATCCGAGATAGATGATTCTATCGGGTACATTGAGACAGAAACCGTTGAGGAGCGCCGCAGAGCGCTAGATTACTATCTTCGTAATCCGTATGGTAATGAGGTAGAAGGGCGTAGTCAGATCGTCACTGGCGAGGTAGCTGAGGCTATCGATGGTGCGCTGCCACAACTTATCAGAGTCTTTACTACGACTGAGGATATTGTCTATTTTGAGCCTAAGACTGTTGATTCTGAGGAGTCTGCTAAACAGGCCACAGATTACTGTAACTGGGTGTTCTACCGTGAGAACGAGGGGCTACTGATCCTGCATAACTGGTTTAAGGATGCCCTGCTTCAAAAGGTTGGTGTCGTTAAGTCTTACTGGGATGCCAAGGAAGACGTTACTAAAGAGAAATACAAGAATCTAACTGAAGATGAGTTAGCACTGCTCTTGTCTGATGAGTCGCTAGAAGTAGTCAAGCAAAGCGTAGAGATGGTTTCTGCTGGCGTAGATATGATGGGTATGCCGATTCTGGCTCCGTCCTATGATGTGACTGTTAAGCGGGTAAAGAAGTCTGGTTCTGTAAGGATTGAGAACGTTCCTCCCGAGGAGTTTCTGATTTCCAAGGCGGCTAGGACTATTCAGGATACTCCTTTTGTAGCTCATCGTAAGCTCATGCAGCGGTCAGAATTGATTGCTATGGGTTACGATAAAGACATCGTAGATGAGCTACCTTCTTATGATGATCTTAGCTTCTCTGCCGAGCGTATTGCTCGTTTTGATAACGGAGAGCAGCCAGATCAGACTCAATCCCTTGATATGTCTATGCAGACAGTTGAGGTATACGAGTGCTATATACGCATTGACGAGAACGATGACGGTATCGCTGAGTTGCGTAGGATTGTCTATTGCGGGTCAGAAATACTAGAGGATGAAGATTGTGACTACATTCCGTTCCATAGCATCTGCCCTATCCCTATTCCGCATAAGTTCTTCGGTCAGTCTCTGGCAGATAGGACTATGGACATCCAGCTTATCAAGTCCACTATTACTCGTCAGTCTCTCGATAATCTGTACCTGACGAACAATAATCGGGTTGGCGCTGTTGATGGTCAGGTGAACCTAGATGACCTGCTGAATGCAACACCAGGCGGTATTGTCCGTCTAAAGAATCCTAACGCTCTAGTTCCGCTTCAGGTTCAATCTACGTTCGGTCAGGCTATGCCGATGCTGGAGTACATGGATGCGGTACAGGCCAAGCGTACAGGTGTTAATGACGCACAACAGGGTCTTGATCCAGATATTCTGTCTAACGTAACGGCTACGGCTGTTGCTGCGATGATGAAGTCTAACTCTGGTAAGTTGGAGTTGATTGCTCGTATCTTTGCTGAGACTGGCGTTAAGAGCCTGTTCCAAGGCATTCTGCATCTATTGGGCAAGTACCAGGATAAGCCTAAGATTGTCCGTATGCGTGGCAAGTTTGTGCAGTTTGATCCTCGCACATGGGCTAATGAGTACGATGTATCGATTAACGTAGGTTTGGGTTCTGGTGACCGGGATCAGAAGCTGGCTATGCTCCAGATGATTCTTTCCAAGCAGGAGCAGATTATTCAGGCTTACGGCCCATCTAATCCTTTGATTACTGTTGGTCAGTACCGTAACACGTTGGCGCGGTTTATTGAGGCAGCAGGGTTTAAGGACGCTAAAGTCTTCATGAACGAGATTACTCCTGAGATGGATGCTCAATTGTCGCAGCCACAGCCACCAGCACCAGATGCACAAGCAGAAGTGGCGCAGTTGTTGGCGCAGGTAGAGCGTGAGAAGACACAGGCTAAGGCGCAGATTGATTCGGCTAAGTTGGATCTGGAACGTCAGACGCTAGAGGCTGATTTCACCCGCAAGGGTATTGAGATGCAGATGAAGAACCAGAAGGATCAGGCTGACATCCGTATCAAAGAGGCTCAGTTAGCAGTTCAACAATTGCAAGCGGTTTTGGCTATGGACTTGGCAGACGAGGAAAGCCGTAACAAACAGGCTGAGATTGTCTTGAAGGCCATTAAAGAGCTAGGGAGCCTGACAGGTGGATAAGGCGCAGTGGGCTATTAATCTGCTCAAGGACGATACGTTCCAAGAGGTGCTTGAAAATCTCAGGGGCAATGAGCTTAACAAAATTATAAACAGTACCTATGGTGAGTTAGAGCTTCGTGAGGAAGCCTATACACGGATGAAGGTACTGGAATCTATTGAAACTCATCTTGAAAGCATGGCTGCTCAGAAGATGATGGATGAGAAAAGGATTAAGATTTTGTAACCCGAGTCGGGCGGTTCCCGATATAATTTAGGAAACTTATGAGCGATACTCAAAACACGACACCTACGGGTAGTGGTGAGTTAACGGTAGAAGGTGCAGCTAACGCTTTCTTGAGCATGATGAACCGGGAAGATGGCTCCGACAAGGAACAACCTGAATCCGCTTCAGAAGCTAACGAAAGCGAAGCCGAATCTGAGGACTCTTACGAGGAATCAGAGGTAGAACAAGAAGATGACGATGGTGAGCAAGAGGAGCCTCAGACATTCCGTGTCAAAGCCGCTGGCGAAGAACGGGAGGTAACCCTTGACGAGCTTATCAAGTCTTATCAACTTGGCACGGATTACACCAAGAAATCGCAAGCTGTAGCTGAAGAACGCAAGGTTGTCGAGGCCGAACGCCATGCAGTTCAAGAAGCTAAGGCTATGCGCGATCAATACGCGCAACGGTTGGAGATCATCGAGTCGATGTTGAACCAGCCACAGCAAGCAGAGGATTTGGATTACCTGAAAGAGACTGATCCTATCGGTTATGCCGTGAAGGTCGCTGAGATGTCTCAGAAGGAGAAACAGTTAGCGCAGGTTCGTGCTGAACGGGAAAGAATCTCGCACCAGCAGGAATATGACAGGCAACAACAGATGCGGCAGATGGTTGCCTCTGAGTCTGAGAAGCTAGTTGCTGCGATACCTGAGTTTGCTGATCCGTCTAAGGGCGAGAACATCCGTAAGGACATTCGCACCTACGGCAAGCAGTTAGGATTCTCTGATGATGAACTGGCTAATGTGTTTGATTCACGAGCCGTTCTGACGTTATACAAGGCTATGCAGTACGACAAGCTACAGTCTGCAAAGCCGGGGATTACTAAGAAGGTTTCAGAGGCTCCAAAGGCGATTAAGCCGGGTGTTTCTAAGCCGAGAGATAGTAATTCTGAGGAAATTAGGAAACTTAAGTCACGGGCTAAATCCAGTGGTAGTGTTAAGGATGC